ACGCACACAATAGTCTCGCTGATGCTGTTGCGTGTGGTATGGTGTACCCCTACCTTCTTGGTCAGGGTGAGCGTACTCTCAAACCCCTCCCCATCAAGAAAGTAATCATTAAGGCCTCCGATGTTTCCACGGCTATTGGTTGTGGTTTCAAGAAGCCCCAGGAACTTGTAAGTGAGTTGTGGAAGAAATACAGTCCCCAAACCTTTGAGGGTAAAACCAAGGAGGAGGAAGCTCTCCTTGTTCTCAATTCCCTTGAGAGTACCAAGAAGATCTTGGCGGACGCCGAGAACTTCAAAAGTGAGACCTCCATAGATGTTCAACAGGAGACACGGAAGTTGTTCCATCAAATTGAGCATTCTGGCCTCCTCCCACAGCAGATGGTTCAAGCCAAAGATCACATTCGCAAGACTCTCTACACCAATCACGGAACACGGAACGAAAAGAAGACGGCTCAAACAGACAAGATGGCGGCGAACCTCCACGAAGATGAGACCTTCTACAAGTATGACATCTGTGTCATTGAGGGAACCCTGTACCAAATCGTGGGTAGGCTTGACCGTATCCAGATGAATGAGGACGGATCGCGAACCCTTGTGGAGATCAAGAACCGTGCAAATGGCTTCTTCAATAGAGTGAGGGACTATGAAGAGGTACAGTGTAGAGTCTATCTGGAGATGCTTGGAGACGTGGAGTACTGCCGCCTCGTAGAGACCTATGAGGGTGAATCAAAGTCCTACCTTCTCCAGAGGGACTACCCCAAGTGGAAGGAAGATATTCTCCCCAAACTCACAAACTTTTGTGAGCACTTCCATTCACTTTTGAGTAATTAAAATATTTTATTATAATAAATGTCTACACTTGCGATCAACAATCGCCCAGGCGCCGCCTTATTGAAACCCTTGTCGTTTAAATTGTTTACAGCTATGTTTGTTATCGCGATTGGTACAAAATTTGTGCAATTAGGTGGTAAGAAATCGGATAGTATTGACACGTTCGGTATGATCTCGTACTATCTCACTGCTTTGTTAGGTGCAATGACTATCTACTACAGAGTTGCCCCAGCTACTATGACTACATCACTCACAGTTATCGCGATGTTTGGTGTTCTTTTCTTTTTCCAGGATCTCGTCGATATGCTTGTTCGTAAGCCAGCTACTGCCGCCGCGGAGGATGCCGCCGCTGCTGCTAATGCTGCTGCCGCCGCTAATGCCGCTGCCGCCGCTGCCGCCGCTGGTGCGAATTAAGTAATAGACTTTTACAATAACCCCAATTTCTTAAATATTGTAACCCAATAATTAAGAAACTTCAAACAAAAAATATTGATCTAAAGTAAGATGTCGTCACCAATGAATATCAATAATACCGCGGTACCAATGAACATCAACAGTTTATTCCCAAATAACCTCAATCGCAAGAGTATTTTGGGAAAAAGAAAGGGTGGTGTATCTTCATACAACCGAGACAGTAAGCGTAGAGATCTCAGTATGATAGCTGATGTTGAAAGAATAACGACCGATAAAGTGAATATTAGATTACCACGCGCGATCATTAACGAACTCAAAAGAATAAACCAACTTTCGTCCATCGAGAGAATTGAATACGCAGGTAAAATAAATTTTGACACGAGTAGAAATGGTAATCCACAAGTTAAATTCAACGCACCCAATCGTATGACTTCGGGTCAGAGGGATCGTATTTCGGGTGAAATTACAGAACTCATAAGGAACTACTATATTACCTACCACACACACCCAGCTGCGACGGCATCAGTTGTTAATAACAGAAACAACAATCGTAAGAGATATTTTACATTACCAAGTGGTCTTGATTTTGAAGCGTATGTAAACTTGTACCCAGGTATGCAAGCAAATATAATCGCGGATGCTCACGGATACTACCTGATTGATATAATTGAGACGAGTGAAAGAAACCGCACCCCAAATGCGAAGAAAATCAATGAAGCTATGGAAGGTATCCGCAAATTGCCATTTATGACATCCAGACTTAGATCAGTTGGTGGATACGAATATTTTGAATCAACTATCACCGAGTGGAGATACACAATTAGTACGGAACTCAACAAGTATATGAAAGACAATTATGGTGTTTCTATCAAGTACCACAGTTACCGAGATCCAACTGCTGTAGTAACTCTCAAGCGAAGGCCCCCCTAAGTCGCCCCCTCTCCCCTCAAAACCTCACGAAAGCCAATCAAAAATGGATGCCCTCCTCGCCGAAGTTACCGAACTGCGCGCCCAGCTCCAACAACTCAAGTCCACGCGTAAGGCTCCCTGCCAAGGTGTTACTGGTAAGGGTACGCCGTGCCGCAATGGTGCTATACCAGGTGCGCCGTACTGTCGTATGCACAGTAGAGAGCCCAAGGCGCCCAAGCCCCCCCGCACCCGCAAGGAGCCCAAGCCCCGTAAGACAATCCCTGAGCACACCCACCCCATTGGGGAGACGCACCCTAAGTGTCCCCTGTGTGAGACCCATGGGGACTGTATGGATCCTACCCTACCCGATCACGAATTTGAGGGAATAATATGTTGTGCCCCAGTATGTTGTGTGACCGAGAGCATTTGATCCGTACATTGGCTCAGTTTGGTAATGGTTTAGTTTTGATAGATTGTGTAATTAGAAGATTTCTCTGAAAGTCTGACTTTTTTTTATTTTCTACATGTGTCATAAAACTATCCTTGAAGTTCCCAAATATATCTGTGATGTTTTGAAAGTTCTGAAAGTTTGTCTTTTTTTTATTTTTCCTCACAATTAGATATTTTCTACATAGACATATGTATGGCACAATATAATATAAAATCTAGAAACAACTTTTCAAAAAAAATCTAAAAACTTTAAAACTATCCTTGAAGTTCCCAAATATATCTGTGATGTTTTGAAAGTTCTGAAAGTTTGTCTTTTTTTTATTTTTCCTCACAATTAGATATTTTCTACATAGACATATGTATGGCACAATATAATATAAAATCTAGAAACAACTTTTCAAAAAAAATCTAAAAACTTTAAAACTATCCTTGAAGTTCCCAAATATATCTGTGATGAAATTAAAATCTCTGTGAGTTATAAAATGAACATCTACCTTGAGATGATATTACGAGCCTTGGGTGTTTTCCTCGGAGTCTTCTTTACAGTTGGTTGGGGTCGCAAGAGTAAGCCTGAGTTTGATGTATTCCTGATAATCTTTGCTGTTGTATTGGGTGTCGCTTTGGCATTCATGCAACCAGGCGCGGCAACGGCTGTCACGACACCTATAATGATTTAAGTCGCTTCGCTCCAGGTATGGCCCGTACTGTTTGGTCATAGAAGTAGTACCGACAGTCACAGTATGTGGGGTTGTTCGGGAAGGTCTATGAGGTTATCAAAGTTTCAAGAAGTTTGTAAAGTTTCTTCAAAGTTTGATTAAAGATTGTAAAGTATATATTTGTATGTATAAAAACACCACTATATATTTGATAGGATGTAAAGATACAAACATACCAAATACATATGTTGGTCACACGACTAACTTCGAACAAAGGTGTGAAGATCACGAGAATTGTGTAACCACATCTGATAGAAAGTTATACAGTTTTATTCGTAATCACGGAGGGTGGTCTAATTGGTACATAAAACCATTGTCAAAGATTTCGTGTAAAAATAAGTCTGAAGCCACACTTGAAGAACTATATTGGTATATCAAGATGAAGTCAACACTAAATATATGTACACCAGGTCTGTACTATTTCAATAGAAGTATGAGGAGTGATAGACTGTATGAGAAGCGAAAGGAAGTTTTAGACCGAATTGTGACCGAAGCAGCATACCCTCCACGAATGATTTAAGTCGCTTCGCTCCAAGTATGGCCGCGAATGGTCTCATTTTGGTTAGGGTTTGTGGTTATGTAGGAGCCTTACCAAATCCTTACCAAATCATGATAGTAATCCCAAGGCCATAATACGACGCGCTCGCCTGGAGTTTCGCAAAAACCCAGGACGAATTATTTTCTTAGCTATATATTGAGAGAGAAGAAGAATTACCCCAAAATTACCCCTATTTTCCC